GAAACATCATCTACTATCTTTAGTACAGTATTGTATACTGCTTTCTCTTTAAAGAATTGTTCTGTATTAGCAATAAGCTCATCCATATTAAGAGCAGTATCATATTGCTTGTATGTCGTAACTGTATCTTTAAATAGTTTTAGATCTTCTTCTTTACTGAGATACGTTTTGATCTCAGTAATAGTAGGTAAAGCTTTACGTTTAGTGTAAAAGTCTCTAATAATACCTATAACAAGTTTATTACCAGGATTCTTAAAATTTTCTGGTGTTAAATAATCTAATACTAAGGAAGTATAATAAGCATTAGTTAAACATTGACAGGCTACAATGTTTTCAAAGAAATCGCTATTGACTTGAAGAGAGTTTTTCTTCATTCGTACATTATATATTATAAAATAAAAAAAGCTAAGGTTGCCCTTAGCTTTTCTTTTTATTCTTTTGTAAGCTCTTCAGCTTCGTCAAGAACTGGGTTACTTGACCCGTACCCGACTTTCTCTTTAAGAGTCTGTTCAAGTACCGGCAGTACCTTATTGTCCCAAAACTCGGTATCGTTTTCCCAAGTCTTTCTATAACCGATCTTTTCTCCATTGAACTGGAACGTAGAACCGGTTTGCTGTATAACACCAAACGCTACTGCCATATCGGCTAAGCCGGCATAGCGGCTTAAACCAGTACGGAAGTTATTGTATAGTTCTGCTTTTAAGAAAGCAGGTACAAAGCGGTTCTTAACTGTCATTGCTGACAATGTAACACCACTTACGTTATGAGCTACTGCGATTGATTCTTCTCCTTCGTTTTTATCAATCTTTTCGTTTCGAGTCGCAAGCTGAACCAACAAAGAAGCAAGATAAATAGGGCCAGAGCCACCGGACTGCTTTTTAACCAATTCAGGATAGAGTGAAGTTGGGTTGTCATAAATGTGATTAGTAAAAAGAATAGGCACACGGGCTTTAGCTGCTTTAAAGGTTAAAGCACGCATCATAGATTTCATTGCTTTAGCCTTTGTACCCATATCTGCTGCATCCTTGCCTTCTGTAACGTCGCGAAGCTCTTTAGCACTTGCTAAGTTACCAAGACTATCAATAGCAATAATAACCTTTAAATTGGGGTCATTAGCTGCAATAATCTTATCTAAGAATGTAGCGATTTGGTTGCGGCAATCTTCTACAGTTTCAACTGGGTAGTATTTTAAACGTTTTGGATCAATACCAACACCTTCAGCTGATTGTTTATCTACTGCTGCTTCCGTATCCCAGACAGCAGCAAAGTAGCCTTTCTTTTGAGCGTTCGCAATGATCTTATTAACAATAAGCGTCTTACCCGCACCGGAAGGCCCGGAAAAACCAGTAACCCTACCAACAGGAATACCCTTGTAAAGAGATCCAGAAAAGATAGCATTAAGTGCATAAGAGCCGGTATCAATCCAGTCGCCTACAATAGAAAGAGAGTTATCATCTGAAAGCAGAGATGCATCTGCATTTAGTGCATCTACTGCCTCAAAGATATCTTTCATTGACGAAATCTTAGTCTCGTCATTGTTTTCGTCTGTACGTGGTTTACGTGCCATATTAGCTATTTTCGTCGTCAAATAATTTTACTACAGGTGTATTAGCGTTAATAGCTGCAGTAGTAAACATCTGTGCGTATTGTAATTCTAGGTTAGCTTCAAGCTTTACATCACTTACTACAATAGAAGACTTGGAATATGTCCAGTTAGCAAACACATCACGATCAGCTGTAAATTCTCTAAAGAATACAGGATAGAGTTGTACTTGTAGTTTCTTGTCTGGTGTAGGTGTAACGTTAAGAATAACCGGCTTGGTTACTGTTAAGGAATTCTTATCGTCACTAACTAAAGTGGCGATAATAGTGCGTTGAATATTATCTAAGAATGTTACTAGTTTATCTTGGCTCATATGTTTATATTAATATAGTTTTTAGTTTAATCAAGGTTATTGACGAGGAAACTTAAAGTAAGGAGTACCAGGATCAATTAAATGTTGATCTAATAGTTCTTTCTTTGAAGCGCGAGTTGGTACAATATCCCAACCACCGCGACGAGCATAGAAGCAAGTTACCATCAACTCTTCTGGTTGTAATAAGTCCCAAAGGCGTTTATAAGCAGCTTCACAGATTTCTTCATGGAAATGACATTCATTACGGAATGATACAATCCATTCTAATAAAGATTGCTCAGTTACTTCTTTATCGCCTTTATAATATACAAAAATATCACCAGAATCTGGCTGTTTAGTAATCTTACAGTTAGAACGAAGTAGAGTACTCATATAGAAGTGCTGTTTAACAACTTCTGCTTCGTTAGCGACTAACAGGTCTGCATTTTCATTGAATACAGTAAACTTAATATTTTCTGCACTCTTAATCTTTTCTAATGGTACCCATAACTCTGGTGCATAATCTCTCATCCATACTTCTCTTAACGGGAAATCTTTTGCTTGTATTTGAGAGAATAACTCTACCTGAACGTCTGTCTCTAATAGCTTAGATAAGTCTTCTGAAGCAGTCTTTTTAATATTGTTTAATGCTTCTGCTACAGTCTTGCCCATAGGCTGCATATTAAACGAATTCCAGTAGAGCTTCATTGACTTAGACTCTACAATGTAAGGATTAGTAGCAGGATATACTACTTTAGCAACACAGGTAACCGGTAAACCATTATCTGTTAGTGCACTACATTCATAACCGTTCCAAATATCGTAACCTACGAATGGTAAAGAATCGTTCTGTAAACCTAAATAGGTACGATTACGTTGACGTTCTTCACGCACTAAAATCTCAGGCGTGTAGGTGGTAGGAGAATCAACTCTCTGACCAAGTACTTTGTCAATATTATTAGTATTATAGCTCATTGGTAAAATCTTTCTTTATATTATCAGTTACGATTTTGACTCTATCTTCTACAGAACCCATTACATAAACAAGTTTATCTGTAGGCATCGAATGATGTTTAAGGTAGAAGTCAAACTGCTTAACAATCCCATCAAAAAACTCTTTACCTGTACTTCTCTCACCATCATCTTTTATTTCAAGTTCAGGTACAACATAAAAAATCTTATCATATACTTTTAGTAGTTCTTCATAAACAGCTAAAGCTGCTTGATATACATCCTTATTGACTTGTCCTTTTTCATAAAAATAAGTTGTATAAGCAATACCGTCTAAAGCACCTCTATCTAATATCCAGTTACCCGGAGTTAAACCGTACTCTAAATGTCTAGCCATTATCAAATACTGAGTTAAAGAAGTACCACCTTCATTAATAGGTACATTTAAATCTTTTAACCCTCTCGTTAGATTAGTTCTAAAACTAAAATGCTGATCATCCAAAAACAGATCATCTTTTAGTGCTTTTACTAACGTTGTCTTACCTTGTGAATGAGCGCCACAGATTGCAGCTTTATAGTTTGATCTCATAAGTTATTTATTTAATAGGCTTTTGCGCATAAAGCCAACCCAATTTTCGATTGCCAAATTATGCAGTTTATCAATGTAATCGTCTAAGCTATCAAATTCATTGTAGATATTCTTACTGTAGAATTCTTTTTCAGATACTACCTTACCAGCATCTACTTCTGGTATAACTTCATGTATAACGTGTCCGTGTTGATAATAAGATCTTTCGGCATGACTAAACCATACTTTAGCCTGTGGGTCTTTACCCTTTAACTCAGGAAACTTAGTTATAAGACCTGGATGCCCGTTGTATATTTTAAATCTACCGCAGATCTGTGGTGGTAATATACGGAGATAACCATGAAGTGTTATTACATCAGCACTTCTAATAGCTTCTCTATATTCTTCTACTGTCGGTTTCTTGGGTAAAAATATAAAACGATCAAAACATTTTTCTAGAAGATTAGGATTGATTTTATCCATTTCTTCAAAATTTTTGTTAGTTATGATTGCATCCGGAAACCTACCAATACTTTTAGATATCTCATATATCTCAGACCCACTCTGAGAGAAAAATGTTTTCCAGATTAAAGTACGTTTCATATGTTTAGACGATACCCTATTGTATTATCACTAAAGAAAATTACAAGTGTAAAGTCAACAATATCGTGTTTTATTAGGTAAGGTTTGACGTCAACAAGCTCTCTTACCGGGAGTTCTTCATTACGAATACAATCCCAAAAACAATAATCCCGGATATGAACAGAATTGGCCAGTAAGTGAGGATAGTTTGCATGTACTGAATTAGTTATAGCTTCAAGTGTTGTCATCCATTAACATAGTTTCTAAACTGAATTAAGTTACTTGCAATAATTCTTTCCTGTATTTCGTCTGGTACTACATCTAAGAGATCTACAAGTTTAGTAGACTCTTTCTTCCAGTTACCGATAACATCAGAGTACCTCACTCTCTTAATACCGTGTACGATAGGAGATGAAGTATCTAGTGTTTCGATCCAGTGATATTGAGGGCTTTGATAGAAACTAAATTCTCTAGGGTGTGCACAACCTAATAAATGGTGAGGCTTATCTTTATTAATGATACCGTCATTCATTAACTGAGTTAAAGTTATTACTCTACCCATCATATAAGATACCCACTTGTTAGGATGAGGAAATGCTTTAAGGTAATAAGAATAGTCAAATGAAATAGCTAGTTTATCTACGCCGATCTCTTGATCTAGTGCTACATAACACTTAACTAGTTCACCGTAAGTCTTTCCTTGCACAACACCAATAGTTTTAGAGCTACTAACAAAGTCCCAATCTTTCCATAAGCACTTCTTAGCTGAATCAATAGTACCTTGACAATCTTCTAACACGTCTGGTATAATATATTCTGTAGGGTTAAGCTTTTGTATCCAGTGAGCATAACGTTTAGAGTCAAAAGAGGTACCTAACTCAAATATAGAGTTATCTAATAAAACATGCCTACCACCTTTAACACTGTCTTCAAAGAACTTGTAGTATTGCGGGTGAGTTTCAAAGAGGTGCACGAGTGCATAGCAGTAATCGTTGTATGTACGAGATATCTCGAGCATACTTAAGGGAGATTCGTGTGATATTTTAATCATGAGAATATGTCAAATAAGTCTGTTGTTACTTCGTTAGTTAAATCTGGTAAACGCCATCCAATAGCTTCATATACAGCTAATATCGGCGGTTTAATTATTGTATCGAACATTTCAATATAGTCTACTTGAAATTCATTAAATTCTGGTGGAAAGTTGTAAGGGTAACAAAGAGTATCGATATTATACTTGTTTGGTGCAATATAAATCTTCTTTACTTTGCCACCGGAAGTAATCCGTTCATACTTTGTTTCCAAATGTAAATGTTTTAGTAGTTGGTTATACCATAATGCACCTTTAACGTGATTAGGTGTGCCGGTACCTATCTTAAAGCCATCTGCTTTTACTTCGTACTTCTCTAAATCGCTAAGACCACCGCGAATAGCAATTTCATCTACATTCAACGTTTTAAACGTGTCATAAACCTCTTTGTAAAGGCTGTTTGCCTTTATTTGATCCTGACCTAACAGAGAGTTCTCAATGACCTTTTTAATCAGTTCTTTTGCTTTCTTTGGCGTTGTAGATCTAGCGATTTCTACCCCAACATACTTAAACTTATTAACGTTTGCACCTTCATCGTTTAATACGTGAATAATATAACGTTTCTTTTGCAGGTAAACACCTACATCACAAATCGACTCCCGTTTAAAGAAGTAACGAGGATCGATAGACTTAAACTCAGAAGCAGACCACTTTTTAATCTCACTATTTAAGTATGTACCAATCTCTTTGTCTATTAAATCTATACCTTCTGGTGTTACTTTACCGTCTTTAAATATGTTAAGCTTAATTTTATCAAGGATAGGTCTAATAGTAATATGAGTACTATCAGTATCACCGTAAATGTTAAGGGACGTATTAACCCCGTATTTGTCTTTAGCGTATTTATCAAGGATGATACCCGCCTGCTTAACCACTGACTGACCGGTAAGAGTAATACTACCGGCGTGATCACTATCGCAAATAGGGCTAAACTTATTAGCAAAAACACCATAAATAGAATTAAGAAGAATTTTAATAACGTGCTGGATGGTGTCAGCTCGTTCCATATTAAACTTACACGTTTTGTACTCATCTGTATCTGGGGGTAAATTACTTAGTTGTTTTTTGTGTTCAATGTATTGGTTTTTATTTTTTACCCGTTCACTGTAAAGACTGTCAATTAATGAAGGTACAACGCCTTTTTTCTTCTGGGTATACAAAACGTTAGCTTTAGATATAGCTAACTTCTCAACCTCCATCAGTTTCTCAAGTTTTTCGTTAGGTACAGTTTTTTCAGAACCACTAGCTAACAATAACGTAGTCTCTGTATCAGTCTTACGTAAAATCTTACCTATCTTAGTCTCTGGCGATATATTAAGAGTAATGATAGTATTAGGGTATAGAGAATTAGCATCGTAACTCACTACTGCAGTCTTTAAGCCGCGTTCTGGATCTCTAACATAACCACCTTCGATTTCATCTCTAGTAGGGCCAGACACAAACGTAGGTATAACCATACCGTGCTTGTAAGCTTCTAAAGCAACACAACCAGTAACGATTTGTACTTTACCTAGAGCAGCTTCAAAGCTAGTTAAGCCTTTATACGCTAACATACGAATGATCTTAAAGAACTGTAATTTCTTTTCCATTCGTACTAATAGATCAACGTCTTGAATATTGTAGTCTACGAAGTTGTTCCAATCGTCTTCAGATAGAGAAGCTAGGTTAGTGGCATTAATAGCTAGCTTACCTTCACCTAATTCATGCTGTGCTACAAAGTTTAGTGCATATGATTCTAACAAACCACGCGCAAAGCCTTTATAAACTTCGAGATAGTCCATCG